ATAAAAGCCACTTTTCTCAAATTTGAGTCATGTATTGTCAATAACATTGCTATAGATACCTTTCTTTAAATTCTACTTTTACAGTTGGCTTGGTCTTGACCCAACTTGAGCAATAGACCTCAAGCTGACTATTACCTGGAGGAATAGTCAAGAAACTTGATCCATCTACGACGTCTACAATCTTCTCAAGGCCGTCCACTGTGACAGTGTCATTCTCGCTGTTTAGCACAACGTTTGAACCGATTGGGTAGCGGTTCGGCACATCACCGATTCCTGGCACAAAATCTTTGCGATAATACAATTCATCAAGATACATATGAGAGACCATTGGATAATCTCGATATGCCCCTAATGTCACATGGATCTTAGCTGACTTTCTGCCCTTTATTTCAGGAACTGTGAAAGTAAAGTAAGAGCCACGATAAAAGACTTGTACCTTGTCATCATTCCGTTTCAAATCTGACCAGCCTCTAGCTACACTAAAAGGGTTAATGTCTCCTGTAGTGCTTCCGTCAAATTCCCAACGTTTCAGAATGTTATAGCTACCCTTGCCATCGCTAGCAAAGAAGTTATATTCACATTCTGAGCCCAGAGACCTTTTGAAACTCTCCACGCCGTATAAGAATTTATCGTTAGTGTCAGAAATAGTAATTTTAATAAAACCATACTGATTAAGAGCCTCAGACCAAAAGACTTGTCGCCACCAAAGATAATCGTTTAAAGACCCAATTTCTCCTACACTATCATTCGGGATAGTCCAAGTTAGACTAGCAGCATAGTTTTGTAACTTGGTTTCACCTCGTAGATTTTTTAATTTAATATGGGGACGCTCCCAGAGATTTATTCTTTCAGCGGTTCCTACCACATACTCCGTATTGTCGTTTGTAACGCCTTGATTTTTTAATGCTTGGGAAAAACCAGTTGAGATTTTATCGCCTCTAAAATCCATTAAGATTTCGGATTTCTTAACTATCCCTGTATCAGCCTCTTCACGGTCACCAACCTCAAGAGCTCCGCTAGCATTGACTAGACCGATATAGCCATTCTCGGCGTTATTCTTAACCGTAACGATAGGAAAAGCTGGGACGTTGCCATTATTGACCAAATTAAAAACAACCTTGTCAGGTTGCTCTTGTCCGTTATCAAAGCGCCTATAAGTCGTGCCATGTGCGACACCGTCAGGAACAAGAATCTCAAACTCGCCCTTTTGAAGCCATCTAGCTACGTTATCGACATCCACAGAGCCAATGACAAGTCCCATATAGTACTTGTCAGGCTCGTCTGAAATATCAATACGAACTGGTTTGTCGGTGTTCAGGATTGTAGCTAAGGTGTGCTTGGCCAATTCGGTATCCCTAGCCGTTTTTTTCTGAACGGTAAACTTAACTTTGATTTTTTTAGGTCCGGTTCTTACTTCTTGGACGTTTACGCCCAAAAAAGGGGCGTCATTTGTTGTGACGTCCCTTTCGTTTCCTACCGGACGAATTACTTCGTTGATTTTTATAACCTCAGAGAGGTCATGATTGTTATAGATAACTGTGTCCATTAAATAATCCCCCTCATCATGTTATCAATCATGAGCTTGTCATTTTGATAATCGGTCATCTTTTGGCCGATTTGACCGACAAGCGCTCCACTTTCCATCATCAGACTGACTGGACGTTTCACTGCCCTTTCAGCTACCTCCAGAGCTTGTTCTACAAGATGATTAGATTTTTCTTGTACGACCTTAACGCTCGCTTTAATTTGACGATCTAGGTCTGACTTGAACTGAAGTGTCTTCGTAAGGCTAGCCTGACCTACTCCAAGAATGTCTTCAGGGGCAAAGTTAAAGGCTTTGATTTGGTCAAATACATCGCCCATGGCATCATCTACCTTGTGAGCATCTGCCAAGATACCGACTGCCACCCCTTGAGAAATGAAACGTCCGACGTTGTCTCTAAAGCGGCGTGATGGACTGTTAATCTTAGCCTTGGCCTGTGCGGCTCTTTCAGCTTGAGCGACAAGAGCATTAGCAGCAGCCGTGACAGCTCCAAGCGCTGAGTACATACCTTGTGCTAAACCTTGACCAATCATGTCACCTACATAGCGCATAGTAGAGACGCCTCTCATTCCTGTAGACTGGATAGAGTTGACCATGGATGACATTGCTGCTGTTGCTGAACCGATTCCTGATTGGATACCATTTGTTATCCCTTCAGAAACTCCACGCCCTGCCTGTTGTCCAGCCTGTGTCATTTGAGCTGACGACTGCAAAATTACAGTCACAATCAATGCCATGTTTGACTGAACTGATGACACAGCCTGAGCCATCGCTGAAGCTATGCCTGAAGCAAGCTGAGAAATAGCTGTTGAAGCCGATGAAGCTGAAGCGTTAATCATCGTTAGAGTAGAAGACATCGCTGAAGCCCCACTTTGAGCCATCATCATAGCATTAGCTAGAGCCACCAAACCTGTCTGAAGCGCCATTACACCAGATACAGAACCAGACAAGCTTGCAAATGAAGCCATGACCGATGTAGCAAACGTGCTCATCGAAGTTCCAGCGCTTGTCAGTGTTTCTGGCAATGTGCTAAGGTTAGTGCTTAGTGATGATAAGGCTGTAGGTAGTGATTGCAAGGCTACACTTGCAAGTTGAGCTGATATAGCTATCAAACTCAACCCAGTCCCTGCTTGTTGCAATCCAGGACCTGCTGAAGCAATGCCAGAATTGGCAATAGCTGTCAATCCTGTTGCCACTGTTGCCAATGTTCCGGCTAAATCTAGCAACCCTAATTCAGTGAGCATCGAAATCCCTTCAGCCATGTATTTGACTCCAAGGCCCGCATTTAAAGCAGCATTACCGATGCTGTCAAAGATTCCAGCTACACCGTCAAGGACATTACGGATAGCTGATCCAAATGACTCAACTACACTACCAGCACTTTTCAAGATAGAGCTCACTTGTTCTCCAAACGTTTTCAAGAGGTTAGACAAGCTATCAATGATAGGGCTAATCTGAGAGAACATACTACTAAATGACGAAACAATATCTGCAATTGACGGAGCAATCGCAACTACCATTTCAGTTATAGCTGGAGCAAATGGAGCAATCGCTTCAACAATTTGAACGATAGCGTCAGCAATAATTTGAACTACTGAAACGAACGCATCACTTATAATCTCGACGATTGGAGTCACTGCTGTTGCAATTCCTGAAATGGCTTCACCAAGAGCTGTGATAAACGGAGCTGCCGCTCCCATAGCTTCACCAAATGCAACGACAAGAGGAGAGAGTTGAGCTAAGGCGCTTGTTACATTTGGAAGAACTCCTGAAACTGTAACGATAGCCTGGGCAAATGCACCAATAATCGCAGTAGCAACCGTAGCAAATGCCTGCCCAACTGCGTTAATGATTGTAGCCACTCCTTCGCCTTGACTAGCAATGAGACTTAAACCTGCCGCAATAATAGCCACTCCGGCACCGATTCCGACTGCTGCAATACCAATCGCCCCGCCAAGAGCAAGAATATTTCCAACTCCGGCTGTTCTCAAAGCCAATCCAAATGCTCGTATGACTGGCGCTAAACCAGAAAGAGCAATTTTGATACCTTCGCCAATTCCTGTCGCAGCCGTTTTGATTGCTGTTCCTGTTGTTTTGATTAGAGTTGAGATTGATTTGAAGATTTGAGCGATTGCGCTTTTCGAGCTCGTTGCACCTTTTACAACTTCGTCCGCCCCTTCTTTAGCACCTTTAGCAAATAAACCAAACGGATTAAAGCTCTTCAAGAAATTAAATGCCTTGAAAGCGACTAGAGCTCCTCCAATCCCTGCAATCAATCCTCTCCAGACATCTGCACTAATTGATTGAGTTAATTTTGAAATCCAGCTCACAATCATTGAAATAGCGTTCACGACGTGCCCAGCGGCTGCGCCTACGATATCCCAAGGAATAGCATCGCCTAACTTAATAGCAAGATCTAAAGCTGCATCCGTCAAATCTTTAAATGCTTGATAGGCGTTCTTGATTGCTCCTGTTTCAGAGAAGGCTTCTAGTGCAAACTGAAAGGCCATAGCCATATTCTGGATGTTGACATTCACTATTTTAATGATATTTCCAACACCTTGGATAACATTCCCAAATCCATTGGATTCGCTTGTCAGTTCTTCAAAGAGTGACTGGATTGTCACAACAACATCTCGAAAAGTGTCCTTGATTACGTCAAAAACACCCTCGTCAACTCCGAGCGAAGCAAACAACGATTTGAATCCTTGTTCAATCCTTGGCCCAGCTTCTGCCAAGGCTGTATCGATAGCTTGAGGAAGTTGTCTCATAATATTTCCAACCATAGGCAAGAAATTGCCTAAAAGGAACGTTGAGGTGCTAGAGATAAGCGCTTTTAAAGACGGTCCAATATCTTCTCCGAGCGTCAAATTCGCCAAGAAGTTGGATGCCGAAGCCTTCATTGCCGCAAACGAACCACTGAATGTAGTCTGCGCTTCTTGTGCTGCGACTCCTGCGACTCCCAACTCTTGTTGAACTAGGTCGATGGCTTCTACGATATCCGCAAAGTTGTTGATATCAAACTTCTTGCCCATTGCTTTTTCTAATTTGCTGGCGTCTTTAAGAAGTCGTTGCATTTCTTCTTTGGTACCGCCATATCCAAGTTTCAAGTTATCTAACATAGTATAGTTCTGTTTAGCGAAGCCTTGGAACGTTTGCTGGATTGAACCGATGTCCGTACCCATTTTAGCTGAGTTATCAGCCATGGCCATGATAGCCTTGTCTGCCATTTGTGCGGCCTTCACAGCATCACCACCGAGCGCTTGCTTCAAGCTGGCACCGAAAGAAACAGCTTGCTCTGCGTATGTATTAGCAGAGATACCAGCTGAAGCTGCAGCGTTCGCATATTGCTTCACAGACTCAGCGGCAGTCGTATAGAGCGTATCAACACCACCAAACGATTGTTGGAGCTTGGCCCCTTCGTCAAGAGCTGTAGCAAATACACCCTTGATAGCACTGCCAAGGGATTGAATCCCAGAAATCAGCGCACCGCTGACAATGTTAGCTCCTAAAACTGACTTAAAGACCGAACCTAGTTGCATCCCGCTTTCTGTCAGTCCGCCAACCATCCCTTTTAGACGTGCCACTCCTGATTGAGCCTTATTGCCATCCATATCAACTTGGATGACCACTTTACCATCTGCCATTTATGCCTCCTTTCTACTCGTAATAGTCATATTCATCATCTTCTTCGTCGCAATCATCATCTGGAAGACGATACTCTTTTTGTAGTTCTCGCATCTTATCAATGTACTCCTGACTGTCGCCTTTTTGCGGTTCATAAGAGCGAATTTTCACGACTTCTACAAATTTGGTTCCTTCAGGCAAGCCAACGATTAGAGCATTGAATTTCTTCCAGTGTAGCTTCCCAATTTCTTCGATTAAGTCGATTCTGTAAGCTTGCATGAAAGAAGCAAAGATATAGGCTCCGTCATGTTTCACGTTGTAGAGTCTTTTCTCCGGCTCTTTCGATGTTGAAGATTTCATAACATTGCCTGCCAAGTCGTACTCAACATCGTCTTCTTTTTCTGCTGTTTGGATGTGCTCCTCAAAAATTGTCTGAACAACTTCCAAAGCCTCCTCGAAACTTAAAAAATCAAAAGAAACACCCGTCAGGATCCGCAACGCTAAAAACGGGCGCATGAATTTAGGAATATCATCGTCTTTCCATAATTCAAAAACTTTCAAGACTCTATCGAACGATAAGAGCAGAGGGAAAGTCTGTTCTTTGCCTTCAATTTCTAAAACAAGCTCATCAACTAGCTTTCTAGAAATATCTAACATGGCATCACGCTAGATATTTCTTGAAGGCATCTTCTGAATTGCGCTCTTGATATTCTTTCTGAATTCCAAGGACGGTCTGCATCAGATAGTTAAATGCGATAGTGGTATCTTCGTCTGCGAATTTATAGACTTTTTCAAAGGCTTCCGAACCGAACAAACGAGTCCAGCCGTCCTCAACGACTTCCTTGCCTTTTTCTGCGATTTTCTCGTCAGAAAGCTTTTCAATTTTCTTCCAGCTCTTTGATAAGTCTTCGCGGAACTTATCAAGTTCCTTCACACCCTTATCGTTTGCAGTGTATTCCAATTGGAATTCTCCGAAATCAATTGGGATGATGTTGCTTAATTTCTTAATTACGACCATTGTTTTTCTCCTCTTTTCAAAAATAAAAAGGCGTGAAATATCACGCCTCAGATTATCCTGGTACTACTGTTGATTTCTTAGGTTTACGAGTCCATACGACCTTAAACTTAATACTTTCATTTTCAGATGCTTCCCCGTCTCCGATTTCGATACCAGAAAGACGAGCTGGTCCCTCATATTGAGTTTTTCCAGTTGCGTCAACTTCTTTGTACCAAACCAAAAGCTCGTCGCCTACTGCGTCTTCTTTTTCAGCGATAAAGTTCTGCGCCTTATCGTCCGTGTCACGAACACCCTCAAATGAACGACCTCGTGTCTTACTGATCACTTGTTCTTCAGGTGTTCCGTCACCAGCAAAATCTGTGAAGTCGTCTGTCTTCTCATCATTTTCTGGTGATGATGACTTGAAGCCTTTAGCAATCCAGAGGTAATCCGCTGCAGTTGGTGGAGTGTCTGGAGTCGTTTCTTTGTAAGGGCCAATGTAGTGCTTGCGTTTTACGTTTTTATTTTTAACCATTATTCATTCCTTTCGATTTCAAGGCTGGCAGTTACGTCCAGCAAGTAAATGTAAAAGCCTTGCTCGTCTAAATCGTTTAAGTAAGGCTTGTCGACTTTCAGACCTAAAAATTCGTAAGAGCCATTCTTACTTGGCAATTCTAAGTCCATTTTTGACAAGGCAGCGTTAATCTGCCACAGTGTATTATTGTTTAATTCCTGATCTCGTGACTTGATAGCAATTTCAAAAGGCAATCTGACTGTTTGAGTTCCAGCCATGTCCTCGTCTACCACTTCTCCGCCAGGTAGCGGATAAAGGACCAATCCCTCTTTTTCGGCTAAATAGCCGAGCTTAGACGGAATTTTGTCTTGGATGCCTTTGATATGCTCAAGCAAGACCTCTGCAAAATCATTTTTTTGAATCATTTCACTCCCATCGCTTTCGCTCCGACTTCAGCCCAATTCTTAGCATATAGAGCTGAGGCCTTTTTATCCCACCTTGGACCAGTTCCAGGCGTTGGTTTTTGGCTCAGCAACTTATCTTTATTTGCAAAGAAAAATCTTCTTTGTTTTTCTGAAAAGAAACCTTTCCACTTCTTGCCATAGTAAAGCAATCGAGCGTAAGGTGTCGCATAGACAATCGAATCTTGTCGAACATGTCCGCTAGAACGTAGGTCTCCTCTTCGTTTTGGGACAAATCGCTCCATATCCATCAGCATCTGGTTGGCAATAGCTAACTTCCCTTTTGCGAAATTCTCTGGAGATACTTTCTTCTCAACTCCTGAAAGGTCTATCTTTACATTAACGCCGCCCATCAAATCACCTCGATTTCATAAGCTAGTAGCTTCTTGGTTAGAGGATGATATTGAGGGATGATGTTCTTAACAACGTAGCTGACGCCGTCCTCTTCTACAACCCCACCAACGAAACTCTTGTCGAGCGCCACAGGGCAGTATTTGTGATAGACAATCACAGTCGAGGAATTGGACTCACTACGATGATTGCCTGTTCCGGAACGAGAAAAGGATCTATCGAATTTGCAAGGGGATAACAAAAGAGGGTCAGAGTAAGCCTCTTTCCCCCAATCGTCCTCACCAATTGTCTTTTTGATAGTCACAGAATTAGGTAGCATTCGTTTATCTATCATAATCAACCCTCGCCGAACCAAATCCAACCATCCTGAGCCAGTTTTCAGCATCTCTTGATAAATTATACCTTTCACCCAAAGAAAGCGAACCCGAGCCATTCTGAGAACCTGAACGATAGCTTATAGATGTCCGCCCTACTGACATGCTGGCAATAGACTGCTTGTCCTCTGCCGTCATGATGCCAGAACTATCTAAATAAGCTACTTGATAAGCCGTGGCACGTTTAACTGACTTCTTGCGAGCTTTGTTGTCATTATCAAAGCTGTTTAGAGAATAGAAATCCCTGATGTAAGCATCGATAGCGAGTTCAGCACGCTTTAAAAGCTTGTCAAAGTCGCCCTCAACCTCAAATCCGAGCTTATCGAACTCCTCTTTAGTTAAGTAAGCCATCTAATCACCTCCTTAAAAGGTGGATGTCCCCACCTCAACTAGATCTTGCTTAGGCTCTTCAACGAGTTCAAAGCAATCTTCACCAATCACCTCATTAAACAGGCCATTGATTCGATTAGCTTCGTCTTGATCTAGCTCGTATTCTTGCCCTTTGTCAAAATGACGGTCAGACTTAGCTAGATAAGCGTTCAATTTTGCTTTAAATTTGGCCATTTAACACCTCCAATAGTTCATCTTTGGTCTTGTTTGAATAGCCCTCAAACCCTCGCTCTTTAGCAAGAGCTTTCAACTCTGCCAAAGTCATGTCCGAAAGTGAATGAGTAGCCAAAATCTCTGAGATTTGGCCATCTTCAATCACTTCTTCAAATCCATCAGCGATTAGCTGAGCTTCAAGCAAGCTGCCTTCCTGCACGGTGTAGACTTGGTTTCCTTTTTCGTACTTACGCATTTTCTACCTCCTTATTAAGCAGATTTGTGAGAAACATAGACCCCGTCTGTCTTGCTTTGCAAGACGAAAAGATCATGATAGAGACGGTTTTGGTACAAGTATCCGTCACCTTCCGTGTGTTGACCAGGAGCGAAAAGATAGATTGAGTTGAACTTAGCCTTGGCAATTACTGCTGGCTTAGCAACGATCAAGAAGTTAATGTTTTTACCATCTGAAGCCTTAACAAAGCCTTCAGTGAAGTCAAACTTAGTCTTGAAGCGTGCATCATCCCAAACTTCGATAAGCTGAACTCCGTCAAGTGAAGTGACACGAGTATCGATTCCTTGAGGCGACGTAGTAGCGATTGAGCGCGTGAACTCTTTAGAACGTTCCAAGAAGTCCATCACTTCGCTAGAAACATACATAACGATGTTTTGAGCGCCGTATTTACGAACTGGCAAAAGAGCAGCTTTCAATTTTGTGTAGATGTTCACTTCTGACAGGTCATCTTCAGACTTGAAGTGACTGTTTGTGATAGCTTCTGTAGCAATTTTAGAGAAGCGATAAGCATCGACTTCTGGAGTTGCGTGTTCAGTGATGAATGTGTTAGATACATTAGCAGCTGAAAGCTCTTGGTTCGTTTCGTCAACGTCTGCGGCATCTACGAAGAACTCGACGTCACGGTCAAATCCTAGTGTGTAAACTTTCTTGTCGTTTGAAACTGTACCAGAGTTGTAGCCTTTAGAGCGAGTGTGCGCTTTGTAGCCAGTCACTGAAATTGTAGGCAACTCGAAAGATTTAGCGCCCAACCAGTTTACTTGTGGCGTTTCCAAAATACTTGTGAGTGCGCCTTGCATCAATTTCTTTTCAAAGGTGCCTTCGTGTTTAGTGATGTAGTTAATTGTCATTGATCATTCTCCTGTTAGTTGTTTAGTCCGAGAGCCTTTAAAAAGGCATCTTCTTGGTTCGTTCCAGCCGTCGGATTTCCTCCGGCCGAAAATGTCGGCTTCTTCTCCTCAGATTGCTCTGTGCGACCGAACTGAGGATATTTCTGCAATACTTGGCCAATAGCGTCTTCGATAGACACCTCATCGGTCACTAAGCGAGCAGATAGAGTGATGACGTCGTCTACAGACTCAGCATTTACTCCCAAAGTCAGAGCTGATAGTTTCGCTTCCAGATTCTTCTTATCTGATAAAGCATTTTCTAGCTCTTTCTCTTTAGCAGCAAGCGCCTCTGACTGTTTCTCAGCCTCGCTCTTTTGTGAATCTTTCCACTCTTTGAGTTGCTGAAGTCCTTCTTTAGCGCTCTTGAAATTTTCAAACCCTAGGTCTTTGAAGATTTTCTCTTGTGCTTTTCTTGACTCCTTAGCGACAAGGCCAGTCACTTCTTCCTGAGTGAAAGTCTTGACAGATTGCTCTTGAGCTTGTGACTCAGTGGTTTCTCCAGTATTGGCTGACTGGTCAGCTTGTGTTTGAATGTCTTCTGCCATTCTTCTGTCCTCCTAAAATTAGGTATTATCTTCCGTTCTTTACCGACTGCGGATAAAGTCAAGCAAAAAACCGCATCGAATTCGACACGGTTTGTAGTGGTTTATTGCATAAAAAAAACGCCTAGGTCAAACTAAGCGCTAGTTTTAGGTTTTCTCATAGAAAAATATCTCTCTGTAAGCTGTCGCTTATTTAATTCTAATTCAAATGCTTTAGCCTCATCTAATGAAAGTAAGTCAAGTGTAATACTTATACTCAGTAATTGTTCATCAGTAAACTCTGAAAAATCTAAAGGTTTTTCATCCAGATTTAAAGAGTCGACAAAGTTTAGAGCCTCTGACAATTCCATAATATCACTCCTCTCTTAAATTCATTTCTAAGACAATGCCACCTTTGTTTTCTTTCATACTAATTATATCATATTTTGCATTTCTTGGTATGATAATTTCAGACTCAGCGTCATTATCTGTAAAGTATATTTTACTATCCTTTGAAATGTTGATGATGGTTTTGACTTTTCTAGTTTTGAAAAAGTTATATTTTGGAATATAACTAGTTGATGTGTAAGCGGCGTTACTGAAAACAGCCTCTCCAGAGTTCAGCATATCAGATACACTATCATATTTTTTCAACAAGTCAGCATTGCTAGTAATGATTGATTTCAAGTAACTACCATCATCAAAGCGACTAACTTTTATATTTTTCAGTGTTCTATTTCTTTCAATAACTCTATCAAGCGTTGAAACCACTTTGTTTTCTTCTTTGCTGAGTGGGATGACTCCATTACTTCTGAGCGCTCTGTTAATATCAAAACTCCTATTTGTTGCTATATATCCCATACTGTCAAAGTCTGGAGCATAGATAACATCACGCTCAGTTTTTGTTATTTTTCCACCCACTTTCTTAAATGCAGGTATTTCATCCTCTTTGATGTAGTGATATTCTGACATCTTCTTCCTGAGTTTTACTTCTTTTTGAGCTTGAGAAAATGGGTCATCATAGTATTTCTCTCTAGCCTCATCCCGTTTTAGGAATTGGTGCTTATCGATGTAATCCTTCAAAGCAGCGTTCTGAGTGCCTATCTTGCTCTTGTACTTGTTTATCAGGTCATCATC